CAAGGCTGCAATTGCTGACGAAAAGGCACAAACACAATTGGCACTTGCATTAGAAAATGCAACGGGTGCAACTGAAGCACAAATCGCAGCAACTGAACAATCAATTCTTCAAATGTCATTGGCAACTGGTGTTGCTGATGATGAACTGCGCCCGGCACTTGGTCGCTTGGTTAGATCGACTGGTGACATTACAAAAGCGCAGGATCTCTTGGCAATTGCTCTTGATGTCAGCGCAGCAACTGGCAAGCCAGTCGAGGCAATTGCTAACAGCCTGAGCAAGGCATACGACGGGAACACTGCCGCCCTCGGTAAACTAGGCGTTGGCTTATCTACCGCCGAATTGAAATCAATGTCATTCGAGCAAGTTCAAGGTCGCCTTTCAGAATTGTTTGGTGGCGCAGCGGCTGCAAACGCTGACACATACGCAGGAAAAATTGCACGCGTTCAAGTGGCATTTGATGAAGCAAAAGAAACCGTGGGCACTGCATTGCTTCCAATTCTTGACAAACTTTTACAGTTTATTAACAAAAGTGCGTTGCCAGCAATTAACGCCCTGTCAGGAGCGTTCAGCCTAACCGAAGGTGACGGGTTTGGCAAGGTAATCACTGACGTTGCAAACACAATTAAAAAAGTTGTCCAACCAATTTTTGAAGGCGCAAAATCGGTGTTCGACAGTGTAAAAAATGCGATTATGAATAGCAAGGACGAATTTGCTGCATTCTGGGAAGTGGTCAAATTTATTGCACCGCTTATCGGTAAAGTCATTGGTCAACAATTGCGGGCAATTGGTGACATTGCTGAAATCGTTATAACAGTTATTGCTAAGGTTTTAGGTGCGATCAAACCATTGTTGAACACTGCTATTGACGGAATCAATAAAGTCATTACAGGTTTGAATCTCATTAAACCAGGTTCCGACATTCCTTATTTACCAAAAATCGGCGCCACTTCAGGTTCAACGGCAACGGGTGCGCTTGGTAATTTTTCAATGTCAACTGGTGGCGTCATGACAACCACGGGCGTGACCACTGGTGGCGGCGGCGGTGGTGGCGGCGGAACTACTGGTTTGACTGGTGGTGGTGGCGGTGGTGGTGGCGGTGGTGGATCAACTAGCGCGGTTGCAGTAGTTGCAAGAAAAGCAGCTGAAGCGGTCACAAACATTGCGGGCGCATTTGATAACTTCACCAGCGGCACGACAAGCCTTGCAGGCATTGAAGCGGCTTCAACACGCGGTTTTCCATTCGGCACGTCAGGGGTTAACACCAACACACTTGCGGGCATTTTGGCGGCTTCAGCGCAACCAAGCGTGGTAGTCAATTTCAACGGCGTAACAACTGACCCTGAAGGCACTGCGCGCGTTTTGGTGGACACACTCAACAATTCATTCTATCGCGGCACGGGCGGCGCAAATAGCCTTCAATTCACATGACGCAATGGAATCCCGTTTGGCTGGTTGAAATCGACGGCGTTGCATACACCGACGCGGTTTTGGCTAACCTGGTCATTCGCAGCGGTCGCACAAACATTTATGAGCAGGCGCAAGCGGGTTATGTCAATCTCCAATTGTTAGATGTAAATCAGACGGCAATTCCCGTTTCAATCAATTCAACAATCGGCGTTTCAATTAAAGACACTTCAGGGGCATTTGTTGCCATTTTTGGCGGCAATGTCGTTGACATTGGACTTGAAGTGCGCGACGTCGGTTCGAGTTCCTTTACGCAAACTTATAACATCACCGCATTGGGTGCATTGGCACGTTTGCCAAAAGTCATTTACACCGACGCACTTGCCCGCGATTTTGACGGCGACCAAATTTTTGAAGTTTTGCAAACCGTGTTGTTTGGGTCATGGGCTGAAGTACCAGGGGCATTGACCTGGGCAACCTATAACCCAACGACAACATGGGCGAATGCTGAAAACACTGGGTTGGGTGAGATAGACCGCCCAGGCAATTACGACCTTGCAGCGCGTGGCAGTGGACAAGATCCAATTGACGTTTATTCGCTTGTTTCAGCATTGGCAACGTCAGGGCTGGGGTATTTGTACGAGGATGCTCAAGGGCGCATTGGGTATGCCGATTCAACGCACCGCACGCAATACCTTCAAGCCAACGGTTATGTCGATCTTGACGCCAATCATGCCCGCGCTGCTGGACTTAGAATTCAAACCCGCGTCGGTGACGTTCGAAATGCAATAACAATCAAGTACGGCGCAAATAGCCAAAACGACGTTTCAGACAGTGACCCAGAATCAATTGCTATTTATGGAAATCTTGCACAAATCATCACAACGACATTGCACGACGCAGCTGACGCCAACGCGCAGGCTGCGTTCTATTTGTCATTGCGTGCGAATCCGCAGCCAATTTTTAGTCAAATTCGTTTTGACCTAACAAACCCAGAATTGGACGACGCTGACCGCGACAACCTATTGAACATTTTCATGGGCGAAGCCATTGCGCTCAATAACTTACCGTTAAACATGTCCTCGGGTACTTTCCAGGGCTTTGTCGAAGGCTGGTCATTTCAGGCGTCTTACAATCAACTTTCGGTCACTTTGTTGCTTAGCCCGCTTGCATACTCATTGCAGGCAATGCGTTGGAATGACGTGCCGATAACGGAAACATGGACAAGCGTGTCGCCGACTTTAGACTGGGCAAATGCCACAATAGTGGCTTAGAAAAGGGGAACAAATGGCAAATCCGACGAGCAATTTTAATTGGCAAATGCCGACGGCGAGTGACTTGGTCACAGACCTTCCAGCCGATTTTGAAGTTTTTGGTCAAGCGGTTGACACGTCACTGGCTGATCTTAAAGGTGGCACAACTGGTCAGGTGCTGAAAAAGAATTCAAACACTGACATGGATTTCGTTTGGGGCGCAGATAGTGCTGGAATGACAAACCCTATGACAACGACGGGTGACACGATTTATTCGTCAAGCGGTTCGACACCCGCGCGTTTGGGCATTGGGTCAACTGGTCAAATTCTTACCGTTTCAGGCGGTTTGCCAGTTTGGTCAACACCAGCAGGTGCTGCCGCAAATTTCACATTGCTTAGCACGACAACGCTAAGCGGCGCAAGCACAACAATTTCAGGAATTTCGGGTCAAAACACTTTAATGGCACTGGTAATGGACGTTGAATTGTCAAGCACAAACATTGATGTTCGTTTTAGATTGAACGGCGATACGGGAACGAATTACGCGCAAATTTATACACAAGCGACATTTGCTTCAACTTATTCTGCAAACAATTTTTCAAACAGTTACGATTTCAACGGCACTGCGGTGGAATTTGCCCGTAATGGTTCAGTGGCGGCTGGTCGTGCCGTTGGCGCATTTACCGTTTTCGGTGCTAATGCAGCAGGTGCTAAACCATTTGTTTTTAATGGTGGCGGTCGTGGCGGTGGCGGTCAAGATCAACGCTGGATGACTGGGCAAGGTGCATACAAAGGCACAAGCACAATTTCGAGCGTCACATTGTTGACAGGTTCAGGAACATTTATTGGTGGAACAGTCTATTTATACGGAAGCAGCAACTAATGAGCGATTACAAAGAAGTTATCCATAACATTGCAACGGGCGAAATAACTGAACGCCCTTACACAAAAGATGAATTGGCAGCCGTAGCAATTGCCGAAGCAAAAGCAAAAGCCGAACGTGATTCATTCGCGGCGGCTGAAGCAACAAAAAACGCTGAAAAAACTGCCGTTCTTGCAAAACTAGGTTTGACGGCTGATGAAGTTGCGGCATTGTTGTCATGACTTATCCGCAAGGAACAAACGCACGGTTGATCGAAGTCGCCGCAGCTGAAGTTGGCACGGTCGAAGAAGGCGACAACCTGACAAAGTACGGCAAATTTACAAAGGCGGACGGTTTGCCCTGGTGCGGAAGTTTCGTGAATTGGGTTTGCCACACGGCTGGTGTCAAGATTCATTCGGTCGTTGGAACGGCGCAGGGCGCACATAAGTTCAAAGAAATTCAACGTTGGTCAAACATGCCGCAACTTGGTTACCTGGCATTTATGGATTTTCCGCACGACGGTGTTGATCGCATTTCACACATTGGAATTGTTGTCGGTTTGATTGATTCCAAAACTTGCATGACAATCGAAGGCAACACCAGCGGAACAGGCGACCAGCGCAATGGCGGCATGGTCATGGTAAAGGTTCGCTCGTACGGCGCAGGGAAAGAGATTGTTGGTTTCGGAATTCCAAAATTCATTCCATACACAGGCGAATTTCCAACAGTTACAGTTCCAACTTCGGGAGATAAACCAAAGAAGGAGACAAAAAAATGGTCGAAGCCAAAGCCCTAATCGCGTCATGGGCGCGTTCATTCATGGCAGCAGCACTTGCCCTATACATGGCGGGCGTTACTGATCCGAAAACTCTTG